GATCCCTACGAAGAGGCGAAGAAACGCTCGCCCGTAGCGACTGGCATCGGCGATATGCTGGGCAGCGGCGCGGCCCAGGTGCCAGCGTTTGTCGCTTCGAGCGGCATGTCGTTGCCCGCAAGGCTGATGCGCAACTTCGCCGTACCAGCCGCCGAGCACGCGATCAGCGACGAGCAGGGCGGGCTCGGAGACAAGCTGAAGGGTACGGCCAAATGGATGGGCGAGCATCCGATGCAGCAGGCAGTCAATACGCTCTTGCCCGAAGCTCTACCCACTGTGCTCAAGGGCGCGAAGGCCGGCATCGGCAAGCTCTTGGGCAGGGCGCCTAGCGGTGAAGCTACGCCTCGGGGGCCAGGCGGCGGCGACCTCGATGTCGGCGAGATGGACGCCATCATGCAAGACATCGCCGACTATGAACGCACGCACGGCGTGCAAGAGACGCCCGAGGCGAAGGCGGCGCTCGTCGCAAAGATCATGAAGAAGCGGCGCCCCGATCTCATCCCTGTCGGCGAGCCGCTCTCGAGCGAGCCCGCGGCCAACGGCAACCGGACCATAGCAGCGAACAACAACTCCGATCCGCGCGCAGCGCCCAAACGCGCCGTTGGCGACAACGACGAAGATGACTTGATGAAATAGCAACCATGGCCTCGCCCTATTCAGACATCAACTATCTAGATATCATCAAGAAGCTCAAAGGCTATTTCGTCAAACCCGAGGGAGACGTCAAGGTCGGTAAGCCCGAGGTGCTAAAGTATGGTGCGACCGAGGCTCCAACCATCGATCTAGAACACCGACCAGAGCATCGCATGCCTGATGGCGAGATAGCCACCGTCCGTTCTATGGGCATCGACGCTGACGGCAAGCACGCGCTCATCCCGACTATCAGCCCTGAGGGAGCTCTATGGTCGGATGACGAGGCTGTTGAGAACTACAAGAAGACCAATCAGCACATGGGGATCTACCCCGATGATGAGACGTCTGACCGCGCAGGCGAGAAGATCCATCTGGATCAAGAAAACCTGATGAACGCTAAGCACGAAAGACAACGCGAGGATGTGAGGGCGCTGCTAGGCAAGACGCCCGTCGACGAGGATGACACAGACCGGCCTGAGTGACTCTTCTCTACTCTGGCGCGCAGGCAGACTTCGTTACAAGCTCCACCCCGGTCAGCTCGAACTATACGAGAAATACCGTGCATGGGAGCAAGCGACGTATGAGGCTCGCGTGCGCGGCGACGTCGTGCATAGCGACTGTCTATGGCCGCGTGTATACGTCGCCAATTGCGCGAGACGCTTTGGTAAAGACTTTCTTGGCCTGCTGATCCGCATCGAAGACGCTCTGCGCACTCCGAAGCAGATCCTAACATATGCGACGGCGCTGCAAAAGGACATTGCGTCGATTGTCATGCCGCTCATGGAGCAGATCTGCGAAGACTGCCCCCCGTCGATACAGCCGTATTACCGCCAGTCGTTCCAAGGCGTCGAGTCGGGCTTCTACTTCGCCAACGGCTCTGTGCTGCGCCTCATCGGTCTCGACTCGAACCCGGACGGTCTGCGTGGTCGCTGGAGCAACGGCGTCACGATCAGTGAGGCCTGCTACGTCGATAAGCTCAAGTACGTCGTGCAGAGCATCATCATGCCTCAGTTTCAGGGGCATTTGAGCGCGACGTTGATGATGAACTCGACCCCGGCCAAAGACCCGGGGCACCCCTATAAGACAGAGTTCGTTCCCGACGCCATCAAGCGAGACGCCTATTCGAAGTACACGATCTTCGACAACCCGCGCATCACCAAAGCCGAGCGAGACGAGCAGATCCGAGCTCTCGGCGGCATCGAGTCTGAGGAGTGCCGGCGCGAGTGTCTCTGCGAAGATGTACGCAGCGAGTCACTGACTGTTTTGCCCGAGTTCAACATCGGCCTGCACGTCATCGAGCAGACTCCGCCGCCCTATGCGCTCGGCTACACGATCGTCGACCCAGGTACGCGCGACTTGTGCGCTGTAATCTGTGCGTATTACGACTTTGCGCGCGCCAAGATGGTCGTTACGCACGACTGGGCTCAGCGCGGCGCCCCCACGAACCTCGTGGCGCGGGCGATCCGCCAAACCGAGGCCGAAGCCTTCAAAGATCTGACCTTCTGGTCAGACAAGATGTTCAAGAAGAACCCGATCTACCGCTTCTCCGACAACGACGCGCGCATGATCTTGGACCTAAAGGTTCAGCATGACATCCGTATCGGCGCAGCGGACAAAGACGGCGCAGAAGCAGCTCTGAACCAGCTGCGCAACGCGTTCCAAAACCAGCGCATCGAGATAAACCCACGCTGCCGGCAGACGATCCAGCAGTGTGAGCAGCTCATCTGGAACAAATCACGAACGTCTTACGAGCGTAGTGAGGCTCTCGGGCACGGTGACTTGGTCGACTGCTTGAAATACGCGTGGCGGCACATCAATCGGCAGCAGTCACCGATGCCGCCGCACGGAATCACGCTGTCTCGCGAGGTCCCGCTCGAGGATATCTTTCTTCACAAGGGCGATCTGCGTGCGCCGAACCGCATAACCAAGGCCGCCAACGACATTATGCCCAAGGGCGTGCAGACGCGCGGGCGGAGATCTTATGTTTGACGTAGAGCAGAAGCACCCAGCGAACCAGAACGACGTCGAAGAGCGCGAAACCTCGACAAAAGAGGATGCGCTCAAGCTCATCGATGAGTATTGGGCAAACGAACGCGACCCTGACGAGCTCTGGTCAACGCTTAGCGATAAAGAGGTCGAGTTCTACTCGGCGCTCGAGCGGCGGAACATGTTCAACATGTACCGCTTCTCGTTCAGCCACTATTTCGGCCTGCACGGGGCCTCGGGCGCCTCGAGCCGCTGGGCAACGCAGTCGATTTCGTTCTGCGGCGAGGACAGCGAGCTCATAGACTTCTCGTTGAATGACTATCGGTCGTTTGCCGACCAGATCTTCAACATGCAGACCAAGAACCGGCCTGCATTCGAGGCGCAGGCTCTCAATACTGACTACAAGTCGCTGGCTCAGGTGCAGTCATGCGACACAATGGTGAAATACTACCTCGAAGAGGTATACGGCGAGCGCAAAGAGAAAGAAGTCGTCAAGATAGAAGGTCTCTACGGCAAAGCGTACACGCATCTCGAGTGGGACGCTGACGGCGGCCAGACGATCCAGTTCGAAGAGGAAATTCCCTCGGATCGCGGCCCAATTCCGGTCAAAAGGCGCGGCAAACGCGGCGTTTTGAAGCTTGCGCGGTGTTTCCCGTGGGAGGTCGTCTGCGAGCCGTACCGATCCGAGCTCGACGACCCGATGTGGCGCATGGTCATCGGCGCGAAGCGCACCAAGGTCGAGATGATCGCGCGCTACCCGCTTTTCGCGACGCAAATCGACGAATCTGACTACGTCGCCAACGTTTACGAGTACCAGTTCCCCGGCGCCGACCCCTTGGCGAAGGAACCCGAGGGTACGTGCGGCTACCGCATCTTTTATCACGCGATCACAGCGGCGATGCCCGAGGGCAGACGCGCAATCTTCGTGAATGACGTCATGGTCGATGATGGCCCGCTGCCCATCGACACAATCCCTGTCTACCCGCTTTGCACGAGCGAGCTGCATGGCACGAGCTTCGGGATCTCGGCTCTGTGGAACCTGCTACCTGCACAGCAGATGAGCAACCAGGTGCTTTCCGACATGGCCACGAACATCGAGGCTTTCGGTCGCCCTCCCCTGGCTCTCGTCGAAGGCTCCGACATGGACCTCGACTCTTTGGCCAACGGACAGAAGGTCATCTTCATTCCGCCCAACACCGAGCCGCCGAAGCCTATTCAGTTCCCGCATTTGCCCGAATATACCTTCAAAGTGCTCGATCTGCTCAAGTCGTCGATGCAGTCGATCAGCGGCCTGAACGCTATCGCGCGCGGCGACACCTCGACGAATATCACCTCGGGCGCGCACGCGGCTCTCTACAGTCAGATCGCTGTCGAGGCCCAGTCGGACGAGGCGCTGAATCTCGACCTGCACCGCGAAGCTGTGGCCAACGGCGCCATCAGCTTTCTGAAATACCACGCGAAGCACCCGCAGCTCGTGGCCATCGTCGGTATCGACGAGCGCGCATACCTCGAGGAATTCACCGAGCAGGATTGGACCGGCATCCAGCGCGTACGCATCAAGACTGCGAACGCCGCACTCAAAACCTCTGCCGGCAAGATGCAGCTCGCAGAGCTCCTGCGCCAGTGGCCAGGCATGCCGATCAAAGACCCGCAGCAGATCATCGAGCTCGTGGTCAGCGGCCAGTTCAAGCCTAGCTACCAGCCGACTCGCAGCGCTGAGCTGCGCATCCGCCGCGAGAACGAGAAGCTGCTCAAGGCGCCGCCTATCGTGATGGCGCCGGGCAAACCCGGCCCAGACGGCACGCCAGCGCCGCCCAAGCAGACGGTGCCGAGCGTCAAGGTGCTCATGAGCGACAACGTCACGAGTCACATGTTCGGGCACCTCGAAGTGCTGACGTCTCCCGCCGCCGAGAAGGACCCCAGGATCATGGAGGCCACGCTCGCGCACATGCTCGAGCACGTCGACATCGCGCGCAACGGCGACCCATATCTCGCAGGCATCCTCGGCAACCCGCCGCCGCAGCAACCGGGGGGAGCTGGAGCACCGCCGCCCCCAGGCGGCAAGAACGGCTCGAACGGCTCACAGCCCTCAGACAAGACGCAGGGCCAGGCGCAGAAGGTCATGGGACCCGGCGCAGACAACACAGACGATTCAATGGGTGGCTCTCTTCCGCAGCCGGCGAAGCCGGCACAGCCACCTCCTAACGCGGCAGCAGCCGCATAACACCAACAATCGAAACAGGACAACGTGTCAGAACCATCTGCCGCGCCCGCATCGACTGGTGCCGCCCCTACCTCGGCACCCTCGACGGGCTCAACCCCATCACCAACCCCATCGCATGGATCGGTACCCAGCTCGGGTTCGCTTTCCTCGCGAGAATTCGCCCGTCAACTTCGAAGCAAACCAACTGGTGAGTTTCTAACTAGCCAGAAACCAGCTAACGACGCCGAGCCTCAGCTCGGGCAGACGAAAGAGCTCGGGGAAGCCACCCCAGCGCCTCTCAGTGACGACGCACCATGGCACGAACGGTATGCACAGGGTGTGCACGGCGTGCCCGCTAAGGACCTCCTAGAGGCCATAGAAAAGGGACAGATCCCCGACGCCCTGATGTCGAAGCTCCGCCTCGCCATTGGAGACGACGGGTTCGAAGGCTCCCTCGACGAGCTGCGGAGCGGCGCCATGATGCGCCGCACGTTCACGCAGAAGAGCCAGGAGCTCGCCGAGCAGCGCCGCGCCTTCGAGGCTGATCAAAGCGAACTAGTCAATTACCTGTCTAACTGGAAGCAGGACCCACAGCAGCTGCTCTATGGCATGCGTCGACTCGGCATGCCCATTCAAGAGGTCGCGCAGATGCTTCTGCAAGAAGCCATGACCGCCGACAAGCTGAACGAGGCCGTGCCCGGCTCGGGAGACGAGTGGATTCAAGCGCAAGTCATGAAGGCCGAGCACGCCGACTTGCTGCGTCAGCATCAGCAGGCGGAAGCGCAGCGGCAGCAAGCCATTCAGGCGCAGAAGCAAGAAGCTATCTCTAACAACTTGCGGTCTATCGCGGTGAAAGAATTCGAGCTCGCGGGGCTCGATCACAAGCCGACTGCCTGGAACCTGTTCCGCGAGCACTGCGCCGCAATCTACGAAGAGACCGGGAAACTGTCGCGTGCTGACGTTCGCCGCGCAGTTGTCGACACTAAGGGTCAGATCGAAGACTATATCAAGAAGTACAACGTGCAGGTCGAGCGACCCACGCTCGGCGGCCCGCGGCTCGACGGCGGGGCTCCTCGCGCGACGAATCCGTCCGCTCCGAGTCGGCCAGGCTCGCGGCAGCTCTCGAGCCGTGAGTTCGAGCGCCAGATTCGGTCTGGTAAAGTTTGACGCATGTTATAATTCAGTAAGCACTAACTAACCAGTTCGCAAGAGGCCCGCTGCTACCTGAGCCCCCGAGAGGACAAGGCTCTAACACATAAGTGGACAACCTCAGACTCGGTGAAGTGCGAAACCATTGTTTCCACAGTCACTCATAGTTTGAGGTTTTCTAACATATGCCATCCGCTTCGACGGGTGCCCTTCTAAAGGAAGTTTACGGCGGGATGTCGAATCCCGTTGCTCCTGAGGGCTCCTTTGCAAAAGATATTGAGTTTGTTCCACCTAAGGAACGAACTGGTCGAGATTACTACTTCCCCGTCCGCCTCGGTCTCGAGCAGGGCGCTAAGTATTCAGTCTCTCATGATGCGTTCACTCTGTCTACACCGGTAGACGGCATCTACGAAGACGCCCAGCTGCAGGGCGCAGAGATCGCGATGAAGGCATCGCTCTCTTACGGCGAAATGAGCCGTCTCAGCGCGGCCAAGGGCGAGAGCGCGAAAGCGTACGACCAAGGCGTTGCGATCAAGATTCTGAATCTGACGCAAGGTATGGAGCTCCATCGCGAGATGGCTCTTTGGTATGGTCCCGGTGCGAATAGCGCCGCGGCCCCGCTCTCTAATATCGGCGTCGTGCAGGCTGTCGGTTCTGCTGCTGCGGCAGACGGTATCCGCGTCTTCACGATCACTCGCGCCAGCTTTATCCCCGGTTTCTGGCAGGATGCGCAGAACATCTTGCTCGAGTTCGTAGCAGTCGGCGGGTTCGTCCCGTTCACCGTGACGACTCCCTGCAAAGTGATTGCAGTCGATATCTCGAAGTGCAGGATCACGGTGCAAGGCCTCCAGGCCGAAGTAAACAACGCTGCGATGGCCACTGGTGCCACCGTTCACGTGTATTCGTCTGTGGGTAACAGCATGATTGGCGCTGAGCCGATCTGTGAGAACACCGGCATCATGTTCGGCATCAACGGCTCGCAGTATCCCCAGTGGAAGGCCCAGACCTACCCTGTCAACGGACCGCTGAGCTTCGACAAGCTGATCGAGGGCATCACCCTCGCGGCAGACAGCGGGCTCGACGGCGGGTGCACTTGCTACGTGAATAACCGCTCTTGGTCGACTCTCCTGACCGACGAAGTGGCGATGCGTCGCTACCTCGGCTCGGACATGGGCGGGAAGGCAAAGCCCGGTTTCCGCGAGATCGAATTCATCACGAATTGCGGCGTAATCAAGATCAAGCCGTATCGCTACATGAAGCAGTCGTTGGCGTTCGCCATCCCGACTGACGAGTGGAAGCGCGTGGGTTCGAGTGACGTAACCGCGACCCTGCCCGGCAACCCAGACGAGTTCTTCTATCAGCAGCTCGACAACGCCGCTGGTGCTCAGCTGCGCATGTACATGGATCAGGCGATTGTGAGCGAAATGCCGTTCCACAGCGTGATCTTCTCGGCCATCGACAACCCGAACGACAGCATCCCGTCGCTGACCTAACGGGTCAATAAGAACCCCCTTAGCCTCAGGTCTATCTCGCTTGAAACGAGGGGCCTGAGGCTGTTGTTTATGAGGAGAAAGATCTAACTATGTTCCCGATCATGGCAGCAGTCCAAGCAGCCGCAGGCGTGCTTGGTGCGAAGAAGAAACAGCAAGAGGCTCAGCGCACGAACGCGGCGCGAGCTGCTTTGGGCGAGGCGCCTAACGCCGAACCCGGCGAAGGCCCCATGGGCGCGTTGAGCAAAGGCCTTGGTGGCATTCAAGACGCCATGAAGAACCAGCCTGCAGCGAAACCTGCAGCGAAACCTGCGCCTGGCGGGCCGCCAGTACCCGGCCCGAATATGCCGATGTATGGCGCCAACGATGCTTACCCCGAGCCCATGCCAGGCGGACCGAGCCCGATGGGTGCAGGCGCATCACCAATGCCTCAGATGGGGCCTGGTGGCGCTAACGCTATGGACGACGATTTGCTCAATTACGGTCAGTAATAGTCTATGTTCACAGAGGATTTCATCCATCGCGTTAGGCAGATGTGTCAGCTGCCCGACAACGATCAGGACTGGAGCGATGATGAGATCCTCGCTGAGGGAACGCTTGCGCTTCGTGAGCGTTTCACTCAGGTCATCGCGAACATTCGCCAAGGCTACTGGCTCAAAGAGTACAAGATCTATACGACGGCGGGGCGCGCGCAATATCGCATTCCTTACCGCTCGAGCGTGCAAGGGCTCGAGCTCGTGGAGATCGAGAAGGCAGACGGCTCCGGCCTTTGGCGGCAGCTCCAGATTGCTACCACTTCGCAGACGACGATGTATTCGACTCCGAGCCTCTACGAGCCGAATCACTTCGAGATCCGCGGCGATACCATCGTTCTGTTCCCGACTCCCCAGGCTGACCGCTGGCTGCGCATACGCGGCTACTTGCGGCCCAGCGACCTGGTGCTGCCGCAAGAGACCAGCGATGAGTCGGGAACTACTACGAACGTAGGCATCATCAAGCATTGTGAGCTGACTGATGACGGCATGGGCGGCCAGCTGTTCCAAGTCGTGATGAACAACCTCGACTTCGACTTCACCAATGCCGTTGGCCATGCCTTCGACATTGTGCAGTCGACGGGCTGCGCCGAAGTCTCGATACCTAACATTTTCTGTTACACTTTCTTCGCTCCTGACACTTTGTTCTTCCGCGTCGACTTCCCCGGCCAATACGACGCCGCGGGCACGGTCATGACGACGCAAGATGAGGACAGCGTGCGCGCTGCCTACGTCATCTTGGCCGACACGGCCGTTACGATCCCGCTGCCGCAGGAGCTGCACTCGGCGCTTGTCGCATGGGTCTCCGCCGTGATCCTCACCGAGCGCGGCGACCTAGAGAAGGCTGCTGGCTGCGCGAAGAAGGCTGAAGCCGCGATCAGCCGCGCCATCGACGTCATGACGCCGCGCATCAAGGCGCAGCCGTACACATTCAAAACTCGCAACAGCTACTTGCGCAGGCGACAGGCGTGGGGCTGGGGGCGGTGGTAAGCCGTGGCCAAGCTCAAGACCACGCAGGTCAAGGTCTCGGGGCTCGCAACTAACCCCGACCCATATGCGCTGCCGGCTGGCTCGTGTGCCGAGGCGAAGAATGTGCTGGCGAGACGGCCTGGCATGCTCGAGAGCATGACGGAAGATAGACAGCTTCTATCTTTCGACACGCTCAGCACATATAAGCCAATCAAGGCGTTCAATGATCAGCTCTTTGGAGGCCGGTTTGCTGTAGTTCAAGCGCAAGCGGCACAAGCGCCTATCTGGGTGTCGACTGACCCAGAGACGCAGCTGGGCATGATCAACACGTTCGTGTTCGACAACAAGAACTCGACGCCGACAGCATCGACTGCCACGACGCAGCTCGAGGTCGCTTGGGACTATGTAACGGGCGGGTCGCTTGGCGCAATCTACCGAGATCCCGGGTTCATCCCTGGCATGACGCACGACGCCTATAACACTTTTCGCACGCTAGTGACCGAGAAGTGGGGAGTCATCGCAAACTTCGAGCGCTATGCGGGGCTCTACCCGCCGATGCTGCAGCTCTCGCTGACGCAGGTGCCTGCGAGCACAGCGGGTACGCTCGAGCAGAACAACTGGTTTGTTCCAGGCAACACGGTCAGCTACCGCGCCGTGCTTGTGATGGAGGCTCCCACGCTGGGAGACGACCCGTCAGGGCTCTTCTCGCCCTCGCCCAAGGCTTACAATGTCATAGGGCCACCGTCGCAGGTCTTCTCGATCAAGCAGGAGACCTATGGCGACAACGCCTGCGTAATCGTCTCGCCAGCGCTGAGTAATCTCGATGCGCTACCGCTAGCTTCTGGGGGCGCGTACAAGTATTTCTTCGAGGTCTACCGCTGCCCGCAAGACGAGGTGCGCGACCCAACCTATCTGACCGACGACTATCGGCTGGTAGCCAAGCTGGCTATCCCGAAGCCGACCGCCTCATCGTTTCCGTTTTCGTTCCCTTGGACCGACGCCATCACCGAAGACGGTCGCAACGGCGGCGATCCCTGCTACACAAATTCGGGCCAGCAGGGCGAGCAAAACGCAAACTTCTGTCCGCCGACTTCGGCCGACATTTGCGTGTTCAAAGACACGGTCTTTTATGCAAATCGCGCGCATCTGCCGGGCAAGAGCTTTGCCATGCTCGGAGCGTTCGGTGACCTGCTGACCGACCGCGAGGTGCGTTATGGCATCGGCCATCGCGTGCTGACCAACGCTCTCGTGAACGCCGGCACGAACACGATTTCGATCACGTTCGACCCGAGCGACATGGTCGGGCTGGCAGTCGGCCAGGTCATCACGTGTGCAGACCCTATCTGGCCAGTCGGCTCACTCGTACGCATCACGAGCATCAACACGGGCGCGCAGACTTTCACGGTCAGCGTGAATCCGACCGGTGCTTCGTCTGCTCACGACATGATTGTCGCCGACTGCATCGACATACAGCTGTATTATGCCGACGGCACAACGTCTCTGCTCACGCACCTAGACCCGACCGACCCCGTTGGGTCGGCAACGGCATGGAACCCCGTTGGCGGTGGATTTCCGCTCTCGAAGTGGCCCGCCGGTCTTCGCTTCCGCACGCTCTTTGGGCATGTAATCAATTCGTACCCAGCTCAAGAGGGCTACGCATTCGAGATCGTTTACACGACTCCTGCGCACAAGCGTGTGACGCGGCTGCAGCTGCAGATGACGAACCACCAGAACTACGCGCCGCAGGGTTTGCCGATCGGCGGTAGTGACTGGGTCGAAGGCACCTACGAGCTCCGGCGCAACCTCGTCTATCTCTCGAAGACGTCTGAGCCCGAACACGTGCCGCTCGGCAACTTCCAAGTCATCGGCGCAGGCGTGATCCTGAAGATGTGGTCGACCGTCTCGGCCATTTTCTTCTTTTGCACCGATGGGCTCTGGCGGCTCACGGGTGACGGCACGACATGGACCATCGACCAGATTGAGCCGACTGCGCAGCTCATCCACCCAGACCTTGTGTGCTCGCTCAACAACAAGATCTACGCGATGCTTCAAGACGGCCTCGCCATCATCACCGACACGGGCGCGCAGCTCATCAGCGAAGACGCCCTGAGCACGGTGCTGCGCGACCAGATCTCGCAGATGCGCGCCATTCAGACCGGTTCTGGCGTGCGCAACCAGCTGCCTTACGTCTTCGGGCCGACGATGACCGCCGACCAGCACTTCAACGAGGTGTGGTGGTCGCTCACGAATGCGGGCTTCGGCACAGTGAGCCTGATCGACTCGTACCTCTTCAACGAAGACACGAAGTCTTTCACTCGGCAGACGAATCTGTACAAAGGCATCGCGTATTACGAACGTAATCATCGCCTCGCCTATGTGAAGGGTACGACGACCTGGACGATCAACGTCAAGAATGACTTCTACACAGAAGCTGACGCGAACTACAACAACAACCCAGTCACGATGCAAAGCACCATCAAGTTCAACCCGCTCGTCTCCGAGGACATGGGCGACTTGAAACAATGGATGGACATATCGTTCTTCATGACGCTGAATGGCGGCATCTTCACGCTCTGGAACGGCGAGTTTCGGTTTGTCTATTATCCAGAGACAAACTACATGCTGCTCTTCCCGGCGACGCACTTCTGGGTGCCGCGGCAATACTCGCTCAAGCCGTCTCTCGAGAATATGGGCTTCACAACGAGCACATACACGCAGTTCCAGCTCTACGGCTTCACGGCCCGATATCGCATCGCTTCGGACACGTTGAAACGCGCATGAGGAACACTCCCAACATCCCCGTTGGCATTGCGGACCCGGCTCTCAACAGATTTCTCACGGGCGTGCAGTCGTGTCTCCTAAGTGTGGTAGACTTGATCATCTATGAGGACACGGTTGTATGGAAGCCGCCATACAAGTTCTTCGTGCCGCTGCGCAATGCGAAGCTGCGCATCGAGCAGCCCAAGATCATCGAGCTAGGGCGGGCGGTAGTCATCAATGAACCGGAAACGCCGGTACACTTCGGCGCGACGACGTGGAAGTGGCAGTCGAACAATCAGGTCATTGTAATTGACCAAGCAGGCCTCGTCGAAGGCGTAAGATACTCACTGGTTTATAAGGTCATAGGATGACAGTTCAGCGACAGCAAATCGTTCAGCCGAAGGAGGACCAAGCCTCAGATATCTATAAGAGTATCGACTGGGGCGGCAACCTCATTTTCAACCCCGGCGCGAAGGCCTACAACAAGCAGATCGACAACGCCGTTCGGCAGCTGCAAGGCACGCAGTCGGATCTCGCGTGGGAAAACTACCAGAACGCGAACGATGTAGCCGGCGAGAACAAGGATGTTTGGGCCGACTACGTCAACGGCGTCAAGGGCAAGATCGACCCGTTTTACTCGGGCGTCGAAGGCCGAGACCAAGCGACGACTAACCAGTACGTCGACGCGATGGGCAATTGGCAGAACCCTGCCGACCTGTTCAAAGACCCGAATTTCATGTCTTACGTCGGCGATGCGCAGAACCACGCGTTTCGCTCGGGCGAGGCAAAGAACGCGCAGAGCTCGGCGCTCGGGCAGCTCGGCGCGCTCACCGACACGAAGGAGACGGCGCAAGAGCGTCTCATGCGCGAGATGGCGCGTAGGCAGCAGGAACAGAACGAGCGCGGCAACCGCGAAGCGCTGAACCAGGGCCTCAAGGCTCGAGGCGCGTACGGCTCAGGCGCAGAGCTCCTCGGCAACGCAATGAGTCAGCAGGGCACGGGCCAGCAGCGCTCGCTCGAGAACATGCAGGCGAACGCAGGCGCGCAAGCGCGGGCGATGCAGGCATTGGGTCAGTACACAGCGGCTGGGCAAGCGATGGGCGCACAAGACCTGCAAGAGGGCTCGCTGGCCAACGCGATGGACCAGTTCAACAACCAGTTGCATCAGCAATATAATAACTTCAAGGGCCAGCAGCAGATCGGCGCCGTGAACGCTGGCAACACCGAGCAGCGCACCAGGGCGACTGGTGTGGCTAACGCGCAGCTGGGCGAGACGGGCCGCGAGCGCGGCGACTTCACCTCGGCCAACGACATCAAGTCCGGCTTGGCTACTGGTACGATGGGCACGAACACCGCCGGCCAGACGCTGCAGAGCGGCGCGGCGACCGACCTGAGCAAAGAGCTCGGAACAGAGGCCTCGACCCTCGAGTCGAAGGCAAAGGACACAGGGTTCCTCGGATGAGTCTTTACTACGACCTAGAAGACCCAGAGGCCGCACAAGGCGGCGGCGCAGTCGTGCCTAACGGCCAGGACATCCGCGCGGTGATCCCTGAAGCTGTTGCTGGTGCGTTGCCCGCCGGTTCGACTCCCGCGACCAAGAAGGAAGAGGCAACAGGCGAGACGGTCATCAACGACGAGGCTGTGAACCCGAACACGGGCATGGCCCAGGCGCCTCTTACCGGCGCCGAGGCAGCGAAAGATTTCACGCACGATTTCACGCACGACTTGCTGAGCGAAGACCAGCGGAAAAAGGGCGCGAACGAACTCTATGACTTCGGCATGGGCAACGACGTCAAAACCGACGCGGTTGACCCGCTCACGGGTACCTCGCGCACTGGGCTGCCGGCTTGGTACCAAGCTGCCAAACTCCGCGGCGCCAAGGTGCCTGGCTCGAAGAACTCGCACTATTTGCTCGACGAAAAGACGTGGGAACCGCCGAGCGAGAACAAGCTTGGCAAGGGCATTGCCGGCATGATCGCGAACATGTCGACTGCCGGCTCGCGAGTCGCCATGAACGAGAAGTCTCGGCCGCTGGCATTGCGCATGAAAGATGCGAACCGCGTAGCGCTCGGTGAAGGCGCGGGCATGCTCGCTGACACACTTTTCGGCCGCAAGCGCGACCGCTATGAAGACCTGCTCAAGACAGCTAAGACTGAGTCGGAGATCGAAAAGAACCGCGCCACGGCGACTAAGGGCGGCAAGGGCAGCGGTAGTGAAGCCTCGCGCATGGCAGCGCTCAGAGGTGCACTCGAGGTCGACCAAGGCAAGATTACAAGTGACCGCCTCGAGCACAAAGATGCTGTTGCTAACGAACAGGCGCGAATCGACGCCGACCCCGAGAGCCCGAAGGCCGAGAAGCTGCGGCGCGACATCATCACCGAGTCGGCAGGCTGGCTCACGGAAAACGAAGTGCCGCATGCATCGTATGCCGACCTAAAGATGATGCGACCGCAGCTCGGCGAGATGGTCAGGATCAAAGCACAGCGAGATCAGGCGCGCTACGACAACGAGTGGAAGGCATTTCACGATACCCATGCGACTAGCACAAAGGAATATGAAAAGTGGGTAGACGATCAGAAGAAGATGGCTGATCGCCGTCGCGACTACTACCTGCCGTCAAACATGTTTTGGGAAAACGGCGTGCCGCCGTCTAAGTCCGAGAACTATGAAGCTGTCAAGACACATATTAGTCAGACTAACACGTTGCTGCGCGGTATTGGTGAGCTGAAGAAGATCCAACAGAAGCTGCAAGAGATGAATCCGCTCGTCGGTGGCGGCGGGATAGTCATCAAGACTCTCGGTAAGTATCTCGGCTACGAAGAGGCGCAGGCGCTCATGCTGCGCGGCAAGCAGTGGGCCGACGAGCTCCGCGACATCGTGCGCGAAAAGAATCACTTCGGCGTGCCTCAAGAGTGGGAGCAGGAGTTGATGCGTTCGCGCATTCTTGAGCCAGGCGACTTCATGGCTTGGCTGCAAGGCACCAAGGGCTACGACGCGCTCTACGAAGTGCTGAAACAAAACGGCAAGCAATGGCTGCGTGATCAGGGCGTGCGCTTCGAGGGCGAAGACGCGCGGCCAAAGGACAAGAACGGTCGCGATATCACATGGACCGGCCAAGCCCCTCCGATCTTGACCGAGCCCGTCGTGCATACGAAAGACGGCAAGATCGATCCGACTTGGGAGCGCATCCATCAGACGGGCATCGAAAACCTGCATCAGATCGACGAGTATGGGCATCAAGTGCTCGCACCGGCCGACGTGCAAAAGAGCGATGTCGAGCTCAAGGAACAAACAGCCAAAGAGCCGAACGATCCGCTCACGAGCAACGGTAACGTGCCTGCGATCCCGGGTGACAAACCCGCGGCCAAAGTCGAAGGCGACACGGCTGCGATGACCCCCGGCTTCAAGGAGTTCGCGGCCTTCGTGAATAACCTACGCTCGCAGGGCAAGAAGTGGAGCGAAGCGGCGGCGAAGTCTTGGGCACACACGGCACAAATGACTGGCGACCGCATGCTGCAGGCCTTCACGAAGCTTCCGTTCGATGTGCAGCAGCGCATGTTCGAGAGCGATGAGCCTTTCTCGTTCGAACAAGATAAGGGCGGGAACGTCTCGGTGACGACGCCTGCCGAGCCAGCTCATTCGCGCCCGTTCGGCGACAAGCCCGTCGAAGTATCCGGGCCTGGACGCAGGGCTGCGGGAGACAACAAGCAACCAACTAGATGGCGTGTAACTAGAAACGGTCGAACCATTCAAGAGATACCAGCCGGCGCAAGTAAAGAGAAGGCAAACGCGGTGTTCAATGATGGCCTCAAAGGTGTCAACGAGAACGAGCGCGGAGACTACAAGCTTGAGGCATACTAATGGGCGACAAGAATAAAACACCAGTAGCCGCAGCGCAGGCCAGCGATAATCCCTTCGCCGAGGCAGTCGCCAAGCATTTTCGCGATGCAGGCGTGCCCGACGACGAAGTCGACGCGGGCATGGCCGAGTATGAGAAGCATGCGGCCGACGCTGGCACCAAGCCTGAGCGCGAGCCTTTGTCGACTCCCGACGCCGAGGATACGAGCCTACACATCGCTGCGAAGGATAAGCCGATTGCATTCTCGGGCACAGACCCGGATAAGCCGAGCGAAGGGGCATACCGTGACTGGGCCGAGGGTGCATACCACTCGCTCACAGGCGGTACCTATGTCAACAAGCTCTTTGACAGCGCAGTCGACAAGCTCAACCGTGGCGCTCGAGCTATCGGAGCACCGAGCGCTGATCACACGGTCGACGGCAAACCTGCGCGCTATGCCGGCGCGACTCCCTCGCAAACAGTACGTGAGAAGCCTGTCGAACAAGCCCGTGAACGACACCCAGAGGGCACAGCTGAGGGTGAAGGCGCAGCGTTCATGGCTCTCGGTGCGGGTGCCGGGCGCGGCCTCGCGACAGTGGGCAAGATCGCGACCGAGGCTGCGCCGGTAGTGCGCGGCATCGTGAAGCCTCTTGCCGGCCTCGCGAGCGACTACATCAAGGCCGTCCCTAGAGCTGGTGCATATGCTGCGAGGCTGCGTGGCGCGGGGGGCGCAGTCGTCAATGCCGCGAAGAAGGTGGGCGCTGACGTCGCGCGTTTTGGGCGCGACGCTGAAGAGGCTTTGCCCAACGCTACGCATGCAGCGAAGCTTGTAGGTCGCGGCGCGCAGGGCCTCGGCGCGGCAGCAGCTGCACGTGGCGCTCAGATCAAAGACAACCGCGTCGAGCAGATCGGACATGAATTCGCAGAGCATCCGATGAGCACGGCGCTCATCGCTGCAGCGCCCGTGATCGGCGGCGAGGCTGTAGGCTCCGAGCTCAGTGCTTTGGGTCAGCGTTTGAAGACCAAAGCGAATGAGAAGCTGGGTCGCGCTGTCGCCTCACCTGCTCGCGCGTTGAAGAACACGAAACACGGCAACCACGCAGCGTTTGCACGTGACGGTGCGCTAGCTCGAGAGATGGGACTGCCGGATACGAGCAATGTAGCCGGCGACAACCCACTCAAAGATATTTCACTAGACCGTCTCGCTGCGAACGTCGCTGACCGGAAGGCAGCTGCCGGCAAGGAAGTTGGCCGCACGCACGATGCTGTCATGAACGCCAGCACGGGCGGCACACGCACGCTGCCAGACGGCGCGGTCGTGAATGAAACGGTCGGTGATCTCGCTGTGCCGACTGAACACATTGCCGCGGACCTTGAGGCCGCGGCTAAGACACACGAGTTTGCGAACGCGCCCGAAAAGGCAGAAGTCGTTCGGTCGCATCTGAGCAAGCTCCAGCCGCAACCTTACGAGCCCGAGCCGCCCGTCAAACGCGCGCCGCTGCCACAAGGCCCTAAGCTCACCGATGCTGACTCGCGATCAAACCCGAGGGCTGAGGCGAAGCGTTCCGGCAGCGTTCCAGAGCCTAAGGTCGTACCACCGGCAGACCCGACGACGCTCAACGTCACGCTCCCGAGCTCGGGCGCGGTGGGTGCACCCCAAGTGCGCAACCCGGTCCAGCCGAGACCTCGGCCACCCTATGAGACGCCGCCCGAAGTGCCGCCCGCCGGCTACTTTCCGCAGCCTGTTTCAGCGGGTCATTACCCGCAGCCAGCGCCCCCTACAGCCGCGCCAACGCCGAGCCTACCCCCTGCACCCAGAGACCCCGGGCCTCCTGCCACGCAGCCTGCAGCGCCCCTCGGGCACTATCCGCAGCCGTCGCCGCATGCGCCCGACCACCTGACTGACTGGGACGAGGAACAGAACCTTTTGCAGCATCACTTGGGCTCGCACCCGCAAACGCCCGCGGGTGCTTTTCCGTCTCCGCCGCCCGAGCTGCCTTCGCGTCCGCCCTATCGCCTGAACCTCGGCACGCATCCCGATTCGATCAAGCTTCGACCAAGCCAGCCGCACGGCTTTAGACCGTCGCTCGAGGTGCCGAATCTTTCGATGGGTGACTCACCCGACCGATGGCTCGAAGAGCAGGCTCTAGGCCGCCTAAACCTTGGCCGCAATCCGCAGCCGACTGCAGGTCATTTCCCGCAGCCCGAGCTCAAGGGTGTCGGCAAGTTTCAAGGGCAAGAGCCGCCACTCGAGCCTCATGAGCGGCCGACCGCTAGACCGCCCGTACGACCGCAGCATGGACCGCCTGCGAGGCTACCAGCGCCCTCAGGAGCGAGGCCAGCGAACCCGCCGGTAGAACCACCGGCCAACCTCGGCGCACGCCCAGACGCGCCCATGGGGCCGGCTCCGAGCGCTGGACACTACCCGCAGCCGACTCCTGCCAAGGCGCAGCCCAAACCGGCGCCGAAGCTTGGCGCGCGACCAGAGACGCCTGCTGGCTACTATCCGCAGCCAGCTAAGGCCTCGCTGCCTAACTTTGCGAAGCCGCGCCCGAGCATGGAGCCGCAGCCATCAGCTGCCAAGCCGCATCGCCCCGAGATCCCCGAAGCGTTCAAACCCAAGCAGCCCAAGCATCCGCTGCGCAGCTATGGCACACAGAACAAGAAGCCCAAGCCCGTCGTCGTCAATGGCCCGAAGCCAGCAGAGGCGCCGACTCGCCTGAACCTCATGCAACCTCGCGTGGGTGAGTCGTTCCACCGCGCGCCGCTGGGTCTTGGCTCGCCGAACCTCGAGCCTGATTTCAAGCAGTTCGAGCAGGAAGGTCCGCTTGCGCGCCTCAACCTCGGCCGTCTGCCTGCGACACCCGCGGGCGCTTTCCCTTCTCGTCCGCACAACGACTACGACCTCGAACAGCCCAAGCTGCTAGGTCCCGCGAACCCGCCGCCTTTCCCTCAGCAAGTCGAGCCCAATCAGATGCAGCTGCATCGACCTCAACTCGACCTCGGTGGGCCTTCGTTTCAAGCCGGCGCACCGCACGCACCGAGCATCAACTTGGCGTTGCCCGAGCAACAGGGCGCTGATCCAAGCCGCGTGAACGTTCGGCCGCGACCGATGACCGGCATCGCGCAGCCAACGCATGCACAAGCGTTGCTTCAGCCGCAGCCGCAGTCGACACGCACGCCGTTCCAGGTGTCTAGTCGCCTCCGCGCGCCCGACCCTATTCTGCCGCCGCATAGACCGCCGCCAGGCTCTTATGTCAGGCCGCCTAACACGGCGCCGAAGATCAATCTCTTGCCCACGGAGCAGCGCGTTGACGAGCCAGGGCGCTACCAGCCGAAGCCGTTCCCCTTCCCTGCTATGAGTGGACCGAACGTGCCTATCGCTGGCACCGGCCCACACCCGCAGCCGAGCCTCGGTCATTTTCCGCAGCTCGAGGAGCCCACGCTCGGTGCATCGTTGCACCCGCAGCCGCCAGCGGGGCTCAACCCGCAGCCGACAAGCCCGGCTCCTCCTGATGCATCGCAGTGGCTGCATGGCGGCGTTTCGCAGATGTATCAGCCAAAGCGCAACCAGCTCGTCGAGCCATTGAACCTCTTGCCCGAGAACAAGCCGATGCGTGCATCGCCAGGCCTCAAGCTGGCAGAGCCAATGTCGCCAGACTATGGGCCAAGTCACTTCACGCTGCGTCAGGCCGACGCCGTGCAGCGTGACCTGATGTCAGAGCTGCGTAAGCACGAGCGGCAGAACAACAAACCGATGCGACCCGGCGAAGATGAGGCCATGCGGCCGATTGCTTACGGGCTCAAGGCAGCGAAGAAAAAGAAGCTCAAAGAGGCCGAAGCTGCGGGCCAACTCCCGAGCAACTTGCCTGCCGATTCGATCGGTGGCCCTAGCCTACTAACACAGCTGGATAAGGCAAATGCCAAGCATGAGCTCATCAAGGGTGTCGAAGACAAGGTCGCTCAGGGCGCCGCGCAAGAGCAAAAGGGTAGTGGTTCGCAGGACCTAATTCATAAGCTGCTCGGCGAACAGCGCTCACTGCATACCTACGGCAGCATTGCCCAGTCGGTCGGCGATGTGATCAAGAGTCCTAATATGAGCCGAGGTCTAAGTGCCGGTATGTCAGGATATAAGAGCGCGGATTACCGCGATGCCAACGAGAAACTAAAGAAAGAAATCGACGAGGAATTGAATGTCCCTATCAAATGACGAGAGATATGCAGCGCATCGCGGCGGGTTAGCTTCCGGCGCAGCGCTGCGTGCATATGACCAGTCGGCGATCACGCCGCTTGGCGAGAACACCCAACTGCGATGCTCGAGCATGCTTCAGCTCGCAACATCGTTTCCGACCATTGCCGGTACGGCCTATTTTCTGTACATCGGCCAGGTCGCACGCACGATCAAGCTGAACAAGGTCTATTTCGTAACGTCTGCTGTGGGCGCTGGTGCGCTCACGCAGGAGTTCGGCATTGCGACCACGCCGAACGCTCCAGACGGCACGATTCAGCCGCTGACCATCCGCGCCATCGACACGACTGCGACCGACTACACGGGCTCCGTGGGTCGCTATTCGAACGGTGGCAACCTCGCGCATACGCCTCCGGTGGGTAGCCATATCTGGGTGTTTGCGCGCTTCCAGCCCGCGACGACCCAGCCTGGAATCGCTAACGGCCTGGCATGCGACATCGGGCAATTCTCGGTGTTTACGTTCGCCTCGGTGGGTACGCCGCTCGTGCTCGGGCAGGTTATCCCGACGCCAGCTTCGGTATCAGTCACCCTGACGACTGCCGTGGCGCCCAATCTGATCCTATCGGTATGAGCCTTCTCGACGATGGCAGCTTCGACCTAGCAACCGCTGAGCATCTCGAGCGGCTCATCGCACAGCCGCGCGAGGATCTCAGCGACGAGATACGTATGAAGTACAGACGTATGCTGACGGTAAAACTTGGCGTCGCACGGGCGAGTTACGAATTCAAAAGAGCGGCGGTCTTAGCCGAGGCTGAGGCCGCCGCTCCTCTCACTGACCAATGATGGCGTCGAGCGCTGCGCGCAACGCATCGCGCTCGGTTCGCAGCGCTGCGATAGTGCGACGCAACGCATGTACGTCTTCATTGGCCGGCGCTGGCTGAGCCCTTGCGGCCCGGACTGCGAGCATCTGTTCTGCGGGAGACAACGGCAGAGCAAGGTTCGTTTGTTCGGGCTTCATTGCGTCTGCGCCAGTTGATGGGATGTGTCTGGACGGCGTGTTTTCGTAGGGGTTCAGGCCGTGCTTCCTAATCACGTTTCCTACCGTCCCAGCGCCTTTGATCCCCAGCTGCTTGCGAATGACGGCGGGGACCAAGCCCTGCTTGAACATCGTTAGAATGAGTGTGTCGCGCTCCTCCGCAGACATAGTCTGGTTGACCTTTTGGCCAGGCTTAGGCCCCGGTTTGCTCGGGCCTGTTCGCTGCGAGCGGACACCTGCTGCGGTTGCCCAGACATAGACCGAAGCACCGCTGCAACCAAGCTCTACGCCTATCTCGTCCGGCTTCTTGCCGGCTTGAAACATCTCGACGGCCTTGGCGCGCACTTCTTCCGAATACTTGAACACGCCGACCGGGTTTGCTCCCTCTGGGTTCACTTTTCGTTAGCGCTCAGCGCAAAGAACTTCCGAACGGCATGCTGCGACTTGGGCCGGCAGCGGTCGATGAACCCCGAGCACACGCGCAAGAGCGTCAGCTCTGAGATGCCGATTGCTTTAGCTATGTCTTGCAACCCGTCATAGCGGATCAGCTCGCAGAGCATCTCGAGCTCCTTGTCGCCGACTGGCGTGGCCATGAAGCGCTCGCGCTTCGAGACCGCGGCGGGGATGCGCATGCGCTCGATGATTGGCATGGGGCGCCGAATGACAGTTGCTGCTGCTGATGAACTAGCCATGTTGTATAATCCTCCGATGTCAGATTCGTATTCGCCGAATCGCGGCGGAGCCCTCGTGGCACCGTCGCTCGTGGTCTTATGTAACACGCGCTCGCAGTCATTTGCGACCGCGAAGGCCTGGTATCTCGACCGCAAATCGAGCCAGTCGGTGCATTACCTCGTAGGTCGCGATGGTCAGATCCTGACAGTTCTTCCGACCGAGAAAGTGGCATGGACGTCTGGCCGGAGTGAGTTCGGCGGACGAACCGGCGTGAACTCCTTCTCCGTAGCCATCGCCCTAGTCAATGTCGGCCCCGTCATGGCTGATGGTACCGCTGTCTCTACCGGCGAAAGGCTGCCGGAACGCGACATCGTAGCCGCGAAGCACCGATTGCCGAACTGTTCCATCGGCTTTTGGCAACGCTACCCAGACGAGCAGCTGTACGCTCTGGAGCGCCTGATTCGGCAGCTCAGAGTACAGATACCCACACTTGTCGAGGTCGTCGACCTGTCAATGGTGGCGGGCTTCCGCGGGGTGCTCGATTGCGGCCCCGCCCTGCCCCTCGCGCGGATTCAGTCCGCTTTGCTGCAGCCCATGGCAGCAGATCTAAGCGATTCAATTAGCCCGATATAGCCACAGCGAACGCTCAAAACGAAAGCGTCGATGTCGTCTTCGAAGTCGACATAGTCGATATGCACCAAAGCGATACGTTCGTAGAACGGATCGTGCACTTGGAGCTTCAGTGACAGACCGTATTTCTCGCCGAACAGAATTGATGCCTTCGTGTCTTCGTACCACTCGACATCGAGCATCTCTAGCCGGCGCATGCCCGACTCGAACAGCTCCACCTGCCCTAGCTCATGTGCCAGAGCTCGCCAGTGGTAGTTCAGCGGCATCGTTATCGTTAGCGGCACCCAGGCGGGCTTTGTACCAATCGGGGAACCCTGCGACTGCGCGCCTGCGTATCGTCGGCAAAGCCCACGCGAGAAGTCGCTCAATGATGAGCTCTTTGCACTCCTCGTCGATGTCGCCCTGGAGCTCTTTGATCGCGGGGCCAATGTCTTTGACGCTTTCGGTGAGCTTGCCGGCGTCTCGCAGATGTTGAACCGCTTTCTCCCAGCGAGCCGGCGTGCTGACCAGACGACCGATCGCCTCGCGGATGTCAGTCGGCGTCGGATTCGCTGAACGCCACTCGCCAGAATTGAGCTCTTTGAAGCCATCGCGCACCAACTTGGCCATCAGAGGTTTGTCATCGGCGCCAAACTGGCCGTGGTTCTTGACGACGATGCCTTCGATTTCGACTCCGCCGAGTGCGGACTTCTGGCCCATGAATTGGGCTAATTCGCCGAAGTTCGCGAGCTTGCCCCAGAAATAACAGGGCACCGTTTCGAGACCGAGGTAGGCTGCCGTGTTAGCAAGATAGAGTCTATCTACATAGTTGTTATGCTCTACCTCGATGTCATAGAGCATGATGTGCTGTGCCGGGATACGGTCATAGGGCAAAGTGTTGTGCTTCGGTCGAGACAGGTACTCGCCGCGGTAAACAGCACCTGGCACGAGTTTTGGCCGAAGCTCTTTGATCGTGCTGACTGCCGAGGCGAAGAGCTTGTCGGGTGAGTCGAGATCGAGCGCGGCGCCCTTCGAGCGCGCATAAAGCTCGCCGTCGATCACGCCGAACGAGATCTGGCTCCCGTCGACTTTCTCTTCGACAACGACTGGGCCGTTGAACAGTTTCTTGAGCTCGCGGTGGCCCTCGTGATGGATCTTGGGATAGGAATGGATGGACATAGTCTTGGCGCGTCTGCATGGGCAAAACCCCTTGTTTATGTGCTTCGCCACGTTGCAGTTTGCGCAGAGCACAGCGAGACGACCTTGCGGCCAGCCTGCTTTGCGCAGCGCGCGATAAAAGTTGGTGCCGCGGGGACCGCGACCAGCCCGCTCCGCGGCACCATCGTTGTGAATATGATCGAGCTGCAAGAAGTCGAGAAACTCTTCACCGCAGCATTGGCAGACTTCGCCGTAGGCCGTGATGGCCTGGAGCTTCAGCCGTCTGCACGCAAGGGCGGCCGATTCGCGGCATACATCGCAAACCCTACGGCCGAGCTCAGGTCGCCGCTTGCACCGAGTGCATTGCGCTCCGGCGGCAGTGACATTATCTGCCAACTGTTTGACATGGCGGGCGAGGGTGACAGCATCTGCTGTCCTTGCTGCCCTGCCACCCCTTGCATTTGATCGAGCTGGCGGAAGAACTGGTCCGCGTTGACCGTGCGCATCTTCTCGGCCTCGAGCGCGACTTCGAGCTTGCTCTTCCAGAGCTTCATCGTTTGCTCGGCTTCCTTGATCTCCATCATCCGCCGCTCCGCCGCTTCGAGGTCGCGCAGGGAGATGTAGTCGCTGTTGACCGGGGGCTTTGGGCCTATGAATGCGGGCTCTTGGGATGCCTTTAGCTTAGCAGCCGCGGCGCAGTTACAGACGTGAAAGCCGCATGCTTCGCACGTGCTGTCATACCAGCCATGCCGCCGCGTGATCGCGATACGCACGCCGATCTCCAGTCGTTCACCGACTGGCTGCAACTCTTGGCGCGGGCGTGGCAACGGGCGGCGTGACGCTGAGCGCGCTGCATCCCAGCTCTGTGACTTCTGTTTCTTCATCGATTTCTCCGAAAACTATGCGTTTGAATGCGTGCTCGAAGCCGCGCACGCGGCGGTAGCCCTTGGATTCAGGGCCTCGGTTCCACGGCTGGTCGAACAGTAAACCTCGCATGACGTTACGTCTGAGGTTGTCGACACAATCATCGAGCAGGAAGTGTCCTGCGATCCGATGCTTGTTCGATGTGAACTCGACGTCTTGCTCGGGAAAGTGCTCCTTTAGCTGGTGTCGTCGATCACGAACCCACGTCGAGATGCCATCCCATGGCTTTGTGACAAAACATACATCGATCCCACAGTCTAACAGGCTGTGCACGAACTCGATGGCGCCAGGGTACCAGCGTATCTGCGCTGCCAGGTTGTCGCGCTTGCGCAACATGTTATAGAGACGTGTGGCCTGCGACTGCGTCAACCCCATAGCTTTGGCGAAGTCGTAGGCCGCCCACTCACGCGGGGGTGGCAGCTGCTTGTCGAGGATCTCTTGTGCGGCTAGCCACACCGGTGTGGCTAGGTCCACGAGCACGCCGTCGACGTCGATCAGGGCCGTCACGATCATCGAGTTGACCAGTCATTCGAGGTGAAGTCGCCGCCCGAGAACTTGCACTCGGCCCACGGAATCGTGGGTATCGGCAGCCAGTACCGGCCATCAGGCAACTCGACCGTCTTGCCGGCTGTGTATTCGAAGCCGGCCCAGTCGAACGTGCCATGGCTGTATGGGTTGTGCTTGATCGCGTGCATGTCGGCGAGCTTGATGCGCACGTTCGAATGCGCGGCCGAGACGAACGCCTCGAGCTCGGTGAAGCGCAAGCGCAAGAGCCCGCTGCGTGCTTCGATGAGCAGCCCGGCGTCGATGCTTTCGAGCAGTTCGGCCTTTGTCATTGGGTCACTGAATATGTGTCAGGTCGTGCCGTTAGTAAATACCTTTTATCACGACGCGTGCTAGCGGCACCAACGTCGTCAGGCAGGCGCGGCCTTCGGTGCTGCGCGACTCCCAAGCGAGGTATTTCACCGGGTGTTCCTCGAGCAGAGCTTTCACCTCGCAGGCGACCATCGCAGGGCCTTTGCCGTAATCAACCAGCAGCGAATGATGCACGCCGCGATCATCGGCGACCGTCCGGTTGGCCTGCGCGAGCAGGTCCCACGAGCTCGTCATTGGCGCGTCGAGATCCTTCAGCGGCATGCAGTCGATAAACAACATATCTATTAGGTGGGTGGGTTGTGTAGGTGTAGGTGCGGGTAGCGGTCTTACAGTTCGTAGTGACTCGGATATAGCTGTGAGCATACCGGCCTCCTCGGGGAAACATTCGGCTTGGAAAGGGCAGCCTTTTGGCGGAAACATCTTGCAGGCGCTAAGCGTCGGCTCTAGCGACAGCGGCTCGATGTCTGCTGGAACAGAGAGCATTTCTTCAGCAGAGGAAAGCACGTGCAGCTTGAAGCGCTCACGGTCGGCGGCGCGGTCGATGCGCGCATGGACAGCGCGGGCGCTGGAATTCGCCCATATTCCGGTTGTCCATTGGAAGAATTCGGCTGACGGTTCGGACTCTGTATATATGAGTCGCTGTACATCTGTTGTTAGCTGCTTCGCTGTCTTTGCGTAGGCCGGCTTCGACGTCGTCTTGTGATCGTAAACCGTGGTCGTCGTGACGAGGTCTTTGACGCCGTGGAACTCGACGCCGTCGATGGCTGCGACGAAGTCTTTCTCGACGCCGAGAATGCCGTTGTCGTTCGCCGCTGGTAGCAGCAACAGCATTGACTTGGCTAGTTGGCCGATCGGGTAATTCTGCCAAGTGGCTTCAGCAGCTAGCCCCTCGCCGCGGTAGTACCCCTCGATTGCCGCATGAACCCGCTTGCCGGCCTCTGCCGAGTCGCCAGCGGCCCCGCGCCGCCCTTGGCGGTAAGTGAATGCCTCGCGCCGTTTGCAGAGCTTCCAGAGCCCCAGGTGCGACGCGCTAATGCTCATTGAGCCGCCCCGTCATCAGGTTGGCGAGACCCGCGCGCGTGACATGGCCTTTGAACGCCGGCACGCACACGCCCGTGTAAACGAGCACCAGCGACTCGGGATAGCTGGTCGCGAAACCGACAAACTTCACGCGTTTCAGCCAAGCAATGCAGCTCGGGATGTCGTGCATGTAGTCCGCCCACCAGCGACTGCGCGGGCGAACCGGCACGAGCAAACACTGCTCGCGCACGCCGGCTTGGTACTCAGCCGCGGACTTGGCTAGCCACAGCTTCAGGTCCTCGAACGGCGGGTTGACGAATGTGCCGTTGACCCAGTCCTGCTTCAGGCCATCGTCTTCGGGGTAGTAGGTCTTATCGGCGCCAGTCGGATAGATGCGCGAGCCGCATGGGTCGAGCGCGATGCAACCCATCGCTTCGGACACCGCGCTCAGAATGGAAAGCGGCGTGCCAATGTCTTGCGGTCTGTCTTGGCGCAGACCTGTAGCAAAGCCGGTCAGGGCGTCACTCGTCATCGGCGAACCCCCGCACAGATGTCGATGGGTCGTACCAGTCGCGAATGGCAGGCAGGCGGTCATCACGCACTGGGGGCTGATCCATGGCAATCCACAGATTCCACAGCGCATGCCCGAGGTGGTGACAACCGCTTTCAACATCTTTCGTCTCCCCTGATCCGTAAGCGAGAATGTGTCTGAGCGCGCTGTCGAGATAAGTTGTTAGGGGCGCACCCTTGCGATAATTCCCGCGCGCATACTTCTTCGAGCCGTACTCATAGACCTTACATAGCTCGCGGAAGGCTTGCGGAAAGCGACCTAACAGCTCGACGAGATTCGACGGTACGTTGGCGTCGTAATCGAAGACCGGCGACAGCTCGCGCTCGAGCTCGGCGATGACTGCCACGAAAGCATAGGCTAGCGATGCGGTCGGGCCGCGGTCGAGGTAGCGCGCAATCTCGAGCGTCGCGCAGGTCAGGAAGTGCTGCTCGCCGATGTGCTCGAGGTCGGTGCCGTCGAGAGCATCGAGCTCTTCGAGAGCACGTGCCGAGGCGAAGACGTCGCTCAGCTTCGGCTTGTCAGCGTTGTAGCGAAGCTGATCATCCGTCATAGCGGCTGGTCTCGAGCTCGAGGATCTCGTCTTGCGCCTCTTGTAGCTGCAGCTCGAGATCTTCGAGCCAATCTAAGACCGTTTTGACTGCCTCTTCATATTCGGGCAGGTCATCGACCGCGGCGACTTCTTCGAGGGATGTGTTATTCAGGTAGGTACGGGCACGTTCGCGTAGCATGGCTATTTCTCGGTAAACATTAGGGCGATAGCGCCGGGCCAGAAGATGCCTGCGACGAACGCGGCCGGCACGGCGACGAAGAACGGGTACTGCTCAGACAACATGCGCTTCAGCTGATAGGCCATGATGACCATGGCGCAGCCGTAATAAAGCGCGCCGCAGAAGGCTAATAGTTCTGTCATAACGAAGATAATTCTTGAATGAAGGCGATTGCCTCCATAGCGCCGTAACAAACAGAAAAGGACGCGCCGGACTTGACCAAAGCCTCACCCCACTCGAGCTGTTCGGGTGAAACGCGACCACCATGGCGGCGCTTCAGCTCGACGAACACAACGCGTCCCGGCAAGAGAATCAGATAATCGGGGACACCCTTCGACACGCCCATGGCTTTGTTCTTCGCCTTGGCAGCGTGACTCGGCGTGTACGTGCTGTTAGGAATGTGCGAGAAAACAAGGCCCCGTGCGCGTAGCCAGCTGGCCAAGATCACGGACTCGTGGTACTCGCTCACATCCACGGTACTAGTCTTCCCTCCTCGAACTTGGGCTCAGCTTTCTTGAACCACGCTGTCATCAGTGCGGGCTCGGCGCGCACAGGCACGTCGGGCGTGTAACGATTGAAAGCAGTCAGCATCACGTCAGTCATCGCGTAGGCCGCTTCGTGAGCGCGCCTTATCGGTAGCTCAGCGATGATCTCATCATGGACATATAGCACAGGGTAACAGTCAAAGAGGTCGTCTCCGGGCCGGTCTGTATCGCAGCGCAGAGCTAAATCGAACAGTGCTGCTTTGATCGCATCGGTAGCTAGGCCGGAGAAGATGCCGTTGGCTGCATCGGGAAAGAACGCCTGGCCGCGCACTCGGCCACTGATGAACTGCCGGTAGGTGCAGGTCTCTTCGTAGTCGCGCC